ATGATACAGATAGACAGGGAGACATTCCAGATGATGCTCCATCAGATAATGGAACGGTTTGACAGGATAGATGACAGGCTGAACCGCATGAACAGGCAGACGGCCGCTCTTGAGGGTGACAAGCTGCTTGACAACCAGGATATGTGCGAGCTCCTTGGTGTTACCAAGCGTACACTTGCACGCTACCGCCAGAAGAAACTCGTCACCTACTACATGATTGACGGACGTACCTATTACAAGGCTTCGGAAGTCCAGGACTTCCTGAGCAGGAAAGGAAAGGTACTTCCGGCAAAAATTAAAAAGGAACTCGGTATTCAATTCTAACAAAACGGCAGTATGGAAATTATATGTATAGACAAACGGACATTTGACGAACTGGTTGTCCGATTCAGCATGATAGAGAAAAAAGTCACTGGTATATGCAATCCGGCCAAAGATGCAGGACTGAAAAAATGGATGGACAATCAGGAGGTATGCGAGATTCTCCGCATATCAAAGAGAACGCTTCAGGTATATCGTGAGAAAGGGCTGTTGCCTTTCACCCGGGTCAAGAACAAGTTCTTCTACAAGCCGGAAGATGTGCAAAACATGTTGGAATCAAGTTATCACCCACAAAAAAGAAAGCCATGAGTTACGATCTTATAGACAGAAAGGACCAGCGGATTGATACTATTTTCAAAGGGCTGGAAAACATGGAGCGTATGATAGACGCAATAAGGACGGCTCCGAGACCCGCATTCCACAGTGATTATTTCCTCACGGACGAGGAACTTTCAAAGCTGTTGAAAGTAAGCCGGCGTACCTTGCAGGAATACCGGACCCTCGGCGTGATACCTTACTACCTTGTGCAGGGAAAAGCCCTTTACAAAGAGTCAGACATACAGAAAGTTCTTGACGACGCATATAAAAGATGCAGGGAAGAACAGCGATGGGTATGAAACAATGCAAAAGAAACGGCCTCGTTACAAGGTCGTTTCTTTATTTTCTGATAGCTGGCTTTGGGATTTTCGTCTCTGTTTCCTTACTATAATATCCTCCTCATATAAGCCGGATGTTTGGCTTAGACCAGCTGCCTTCAGACGTTTCATGTCTTCATCTACTTTCTTGTCGGTGACTTTAGCATAAAGCTGCGTAGTTTCAATTCGCATATGGCCCATCATTTTACCGACCGTTTCAATTGGAATGCCCATTGAAAGAGTTATATGAGTTCCGAAATTGTGTCGCGCCATATGGAATGTGAGTTCAAAACCGTATACCTCACCTAACTTACGGGTAAGCATAATGAAATACTCACGCTTGTATAAATTGAAAACCTTGTCATCATGACGCTGTTCCCGATACTTTTCAATTATCTTCAACGGAATATCCAACAGCCGTACAGAAGACAATGTCCCTGTTTTCTGACGTTGGATATGAATCCACCACGAACCATCCTCAGATTGTATAATATCATTAACAGTCAGTCTTTTCAAATCTGCATAGGCAAGTCCGGTAAAGGTGGAGAAAATGAACATGTCTCGGACAAACTGAAGCTGTGGCTTCTCGACCGGGGTTGTAAGCAGTGTCTTCAGATCTTCCAATTTCAGATGACGACTTTTCCGTTTGGGTAATTCCGGATGAAGACGACAGTAAGGATCGCGGCGTATTGTTCCCTGACTGACAGCCCTCATAGTCATCTTCTTCAGTCTATAAAGGTGTTCATGTACTGTCTTCGGACTTAAGTTCCTGTTCGTCCTGAGAAACAGTTCAAAGTCATCATAAAAAACACGATCAAGATTCCGTAAAAGAACATCCTCTATACCACGTTTTTCCTGCACAAAAGCAGAAAGGTGCTTATATGAGCGCAAGTAGGAATCATAACTTTCCTTTATCCGATCCACCCCGATACGCTTCTTGAACTCCTCGTTATGCTCTCTGAAAAGAGCCAGCAGAGTTAGCGGTTTCTGACCGACTCCCATCACAGCATTCTTTACCTGCTCTGCCGTAATAAATCCCAGACTGTTCTTAATCCGCCTATAATGCTCCTTGATTTCTTTTGTCAGATCATCAATGGCCCGGTTGACGGTAATAGCATTCTCACTGCGGCCGTCAGCCCGTCCCTTTTCCGGATTCCAAACGGCAGGATTGACAGACACTTTCGTTCCTATCTGTTCCCATTTGGCATCTATGCTTATCTTGCACAGCAGCTGACATGTTCCGTCTTTACGGATTTTGGTACGGTTTATATAAAACAATATCGCAAATGTACTGCGACGTTTGATTTCCATATTATCAGTATTTCTTTTCATAATCCTATTTTTTGCCATTATCAAATAACTACAGAAAACCTCTCAGCAATTTTTTTATCCAATGCTTTTGTATCTGTATCTATCTTATTGTCTGTAACCTTTGCATAAAGCTGTGTAGTGCCAATTCTGCTGTGTCCCAACATCTTGCTGACCGTTTCAAGTGGTACACCATGGGAAAGGGTGATTTCGGTCGCATAGGTATGACGGGCCACGTGGAAGACCAGCTTGCGTTCTATGCCACAGAGTACGGCTATCTGTTTCAAATAATGGTTCAACGAACTGTTGGAATACATAGGAAGAAGTTTTCCCTCAGGAGCCACATCCCGGTACTTTTCAATGATATGAAGCGGCAATTCCATAAGCGGTATTTCAAAATCTACACCGGTTTTCTTGCGTGAACTCCTAATCCACCAAGTGCCATCTTCAGCAAGGGAAAGATTCTCATTTGTCAGCATACACATATCGCTATAAGGAATACCAGTATAGCAGGAAAACAAAAACAAATCCCGTACATGATAAAGGGTGCGACTATGCAAAGGGGTGGTCATGATTCTGTTCAATTCCTCTGTTGTAAGATATTTTTGTTCCGGTTGCGGATGTGTCGGTTCATAACCCACAAAAGGAAACGCTGTAATGATACCGTCCGCAATCGCTTCTCCGACAATTGTTTTCAGCCTTACAGTAAGATTTACAATCGTTCCTGGAGCTAAATGACATTCCGTACGCAAATGCAAATCGAATTTTTCAATGAAAGAACGGTCTAATGCTGCAAAAGGAATGTCTGACAACTTGTATTGTGACTGTAAGAAACGAACCAGATGATCATAGGAATTTCGATAACCGTTCAAGCTGCTTTCCGTCCGGTTAATCCCAACACGTTTCTCGAAATTTCTCATGAAAAGCCTGAAATAGCTTAACAAGGTTTCCTGTTCCGAAGCCATTCCCAAAAGCTGGTGTTTTACTTCTTCTGCAGTAACAACTTCACGGTTTGCGGATTGTTCCGCATAGATACTGAAAGCAGCTGCACGTATTTCATCCAGCCTGTTATTTATGTCTCGGGCCGCAGCGCTTTTCCCACAGGCACGTCCAGATAACCACAAAGACTGTGGCACACGAAGCTTAACACTGAATGCTGTTTCAGAGTACTTGCCGACAATAAGCCGTGCCATTACGGGACAATTTCCCTTGGCATCCGCCTCGCTCTTTTTAAGGTAGAACGAAACCTTTACATCTGTTTGATTCATAATCTGTTCCATTGTTTGCAAAATTAACGGAGACAGAGTTAATCATCGGCATGTAAAATATCGTCAAACATAGACAAAGCTATCACCATTGACTTCCGGAACCTATATTTTTCATATCTCAAAAAAAATAAGTACCTTCGCTAAGCTAAAATGATAAAACTGCGTTCTTTATGGTCGGAGCAAAAAGGATTTTCAAACAACTCCATACAACTGGAATGGGCAACGGATAGGTAGCAATTTTTCCGCTTAACTATTCAAAAAACAGCTTCAAAGCACACGTTTACAAATGTAGAATAATATTGCCTATCTCCCTGAAAACCCAATAGTTTACATTATTCTTCCTAAATCCATCCGTATTTGGGCGAGTTTCGTTATTTTTGAAAACAGAATCCAGATATAAGAGAACTTATAACTGAATCCCGTTTCTATTTACACAAAATTATGGTAAGCGCAATAAGTAAGTACATCTTCTACAGTTCATTTTCCCTCCTTACTTTTGCTACAAAAAAATAATATCCTATGATGCAGCGACGTAAACA